GCAGCACTAGGATTCCATGAGGCGGTTTTGCCGGGGTGGATTGCACGACCCGAGTGTGGTGGTTCCGGTGCCGGTGTCGAATTTTGGGGCTGTGTTCTTGAAGATTGGAATACAGGAGATATGCACTCCGCCCACAACACGAAATGCCCCGCCTGAATCTTAACCCATTCTAAGCAATCCACACCAAGGACAACACACAAGGGGAGAGAGCATGCTAAAGGCAATTCTTAGATTATTCGCCAAGCGACCTGTGCCGGTTTTAGCCGAGCGCAATAGGCCAGAGCGGCTTCTTGTATTTCGCAAGGGACACAGGTTTGACGATGGCACTGGCAGCGGGTTTATCGCAACTCGTGATCTTTACGCGGATAGCCTGATATTATCTAGCGACTGGGTTGGATATGGAGGGCGCGCTGACCCTAAAGTGGGCGACCCAGTTTATGATTGGTTCGCTTCACAAATAGAGCAGGGCGTCAGATGGGCGCATGCTGGCCTTGGGTCGGAATAGGCTAGACAGTGGCACAGCCCCCCCCACAGCATAGACGCACACCAGCCAGCCCAACGGCAAAGCACAGCAAGCCGCGCAAACACAGCGCGTCAGACAAGCGCCGGGGTAGCGCAAGGGAGCGCGGATACTCAACGGAGTGGGATAAGTTCAGCAAGGCATTTAGGCGCATGAATCCGTTGTGTGAGTATTGCCTAGCAGATGGCAGGACAGAGCCAGCCACAGTGACAGACCACGACTTGCCACACGAAGGCGATCCGGATCTGTTCTGGAACAACACGTTCACCGCGTGTTGCGCTCCGTGCCACAACGGATTGAAGGCAAGAGCAGAGGCGCGCTATAGCGGCGATGACCTATTGCGATGGATAAAGAAACGAAAGGGAGCATTGTGATTGATTGGCTAATACCTAAATCATACCGAGGTCCATGGATTACAGTACATCAAACGGATGCGTTCAAATACCAGGTGCGAGATGACGGCAGGCGAAGGGCGGTAAGACGCGGTGCAGTTACGGTACTGCCTAACGGATGGGTGCTGGAAGGATCGAGCATGAAGGGCAAATGGTTTCGTCGTGCGTACTATAGCGCACAGCCAATCTCCAGAGATACTATGCCATGACAGCCCATATGCGGCCCATACAGCGCATGGATGATTGCGGTAGGCACGGGTACTAGACGCACACGAGTACGGGGGGTATGCTAATCTCTGAGGCGTACAACACGGGACCGGCGGGGGGAGCCAAATTTTCACGCAGTCAAAACCAAGACGTTTTTGAGAACCGTTCGCAACAACGACACAAGGAGGCCGCACATGGGCCGCAAACCAACGCCGGACAAGCTGAAGCTGATCAAAGGCACGGCACGTCCTGACCGCATGAATCCAGACGCTCCGGCACATAACGCCGGGGTTGCGTCTGCGCCTGCATGGCTGAGTGAACGGGCCGAAGAGTTGTTTGTGCAAATCTCCGCGACCTTGCTTGGTATGGGTATCGCATCGCCTGACGATCAACACGCGCTTGCCATGCTTGCCAGCCGGTTGGAAGAAGTCGAGCTGATGACGGCTGTTCTCGAAGACGGGGGCCGGACTTATGAGCAGAAGGACGAACAAGGCAACGTGCGGATGCGGCGGGCTGCACCGGAGGTTGGGCTTCGCAATGAGGCGATGCGACACGCGCAATCTCTCTTAGCAGAATTTGGCTTGACCCCAGCGGCGCGGTCTAAGGTTTCGGCTGGCAAGAAAACTGAAGCCAATCCATTCGCGGCGCTTGGGTGACTGACTACCCTGCCGTCGCGGAACAATACGCGCGCGACGTAATCAGCGGCAAGATACCCGCAAGCAAGTATATCAAGCTTGCCTGCCAGCGGCACCTTGACGATCTGGATTGGCAGGAGGATGACGGCTTTGCATATCGCTTCGATGCCAAGGCCGCAAAAGATGTTTGCACATTCATTGAGCTGATGCCTCACACGAAGGGCAAGTGGGCGCGTGATAGAATGACGCTTATCATGGAGCCTTGGCAGGCGTTCATGACGGTGTGTCTGTTCGGCTGGATGCGGCGCAAGGACAACACGCGGCGATTCCGCAAGTTCATCCTCTTGGTTCCCCGCAAGAACGGCAAGTCTGCATGGGCGGCGGCGGTTGGGCTTTACATGTTCTGCGCAGATAAGGAGCACGGCGCAGAGGTCTATTCAGGCGCGACCAGTGAGAAGCAAGCTTGGGAAGTATTCGGCCCAGCGCGGTTGATGGCTAAGAAATCCCCGCACCTGCTTGCCCATTACGGCATCGACGTGAACGCTTCTAACATCCACATCCTTGCCAACGGCTCCAAGTTCGAGCCGATTGTGGGCGACCCCGGCGATGGTGCATCGCCGTCCCTAGCAATTGTGGACGAATACCACGAACACCAGACCAACAAGCAGTTCGACACGATGGAAACGGGCATGGGTGCGCGTGACCAGCCGTTGATGCTGGTTATCACAACGGCGGGGGATAACATCGCTGGGCCTTGCTACGAAATGCAGCAAGACGCGCAAAAGATGCTCGAGGGTACTCGAGTTGATGACGAACTGCTGGCGATGATCTACGGCGTTGATGAGGGAGACGAATGGACAGACCCTGCCATTCTACGCAAGGCCAACCCTAACATGGGCGTCTCAGTCGGTGAAGACTTCCTCTTGGCACGACAGAAAGACGCCATGTCCACCCCGCGCAAAGCAGGGGTATTCAAAACGAAGCACTTGAACATGTGGGTGCAGTCGCGGGCGGCTTACTACAACGTCCAGAAGTTCAGCGAAGCGGCTGACCCTACGCTGACGTTGGAACAATTCGAGGGCAAGGAATGCATCATCGGTGTTGACCTTGCTGAGAAGCGCGACCTCACTGCGATTGAATACACGTTTAGGCACGGTGAAGGATACGCTTGCTTTGGGAAGTACTATGCGCCCGAGGAAACGATTGAATTGCCGGAGAATGAGCACTATCGGTCATGGCGTGACGCGGGGCTTTTGATCCAGATTGATGGCGCGGTAGTTGACCAGCGCGAGATTTTAGACGATATAAAGGATGACTTGGGCCGTTTCGACGTGCGCGAAGTCAGTTTTGACCCTTGGCGTTCGCGTCAAATGGCTGTAGAATTGATGGAATTAGGGGTGAATTGTATCGAATTCCGTGGTAGTCCATCCAATATGAATGAGCCAATGCGCGAAATGGATGCTTTGATAGCAGCCGGGAACCTGCACCATGACGGCAACTTGCCGTTTACATGGATGCTTTCTAACGTGATCAACGGCACGCGCACAGGTGACATGCACCGCCCTGCCAAAGAGCGCGCAGAGAACAAGATCGACGGACCTGTTGCGCGCATGTTGGCGCTGGGCCGGTGGATGCTAGACGATGCCGGTGATGATTCCTACCTTGAAAATGCAGAATTGATGGTGCTTTGATGTTCGGATTTCTGAAAAAAAGCGCCGTTTATACCGTAGACCAGCTTGCAGGTATGGCTGGCTGGATCGGTTGGTCTGCATCGGCAGGCGGCAGCGTTACAGAAGGTAACGCGGTTGACGTTGCGGCGGTGTTCTGCGCAGCACGTGTGATTGCCGAGGGCATCGGTCAGATGCCTGTCCGCGTGGTCGAGGATACATACGATTCAGAAACAGACCTTTTGAGGCTAAAGGTACGCCGCGACCATTGGGCGCACAAGCTGCTAGTGCAGAAGCCTAATTCGTGGCAAACCAGTTATGAGTTTCGTGAAGGCATGGTTTTCAACGCGGCGCTGGGCCGTGGGGCAATCGCAATAAAGAGCGTTGTGGGCGGTGAAGTGCGCGAATTGTTGCCGGTTCCGGCTGGCTCGTGGACTATTGAGCAGGAGCCGGATTGGTCGCTCAAGATCCGCGTCGATTATGCGGACAAGTCGCACGGCTATTTTGATCTTTCGCAGGTGTTTTACCTTCGCGGGCCGTCTTTGGATGGGTTCCAGGCGCTTCCTGCGGTGCGTCAGGCGCGCGAGGCTATCGGGCTTTCTCGGGCATTGGAGCGACAGCAGGCGCAATTAGCAGGAAATGGCGGCAAGCCTTCGGGCGTTTTGTCGTTTGCCATGCCGTTAAAACCAGAGACTAAAGAAAAACTGCGCGAAACGTGGAAAGAGAAGTACGGCCCGAACGGTGAGGGCGGAATCGCCATACTTGACGGGGATGCCAAATTCCAATCCATGACGATGACCAGCGTCGACGCTCAATATATTGAAACTCGCCGTTTGCAAATCGAAGAGATTGCCCGCGTGTTCCGTGTGCAGCCTATCATGCTGATGCAGGCAGATAAGGCAGCAACATTCGCCAGCGCTGAACAAATGTTCAGAAATCACGTAATTCACACGCTTGGACCTTGGATCGAGCGGTGGGAGCAAGCAGCAACGCGCGACATTCTGGGCCATGATAGCGGTTTGCGGGTTGATTTGGACGAACGAAACCTAATGCGTGGTGACTTTAAGGACCAAGCAGAGTATTATGCGAAGGCGTTAGGCGCTGGCGGCGGTCCAGCATGGATGACGCAAAACGAAATCCGCGTCGAGGTCGGTCTAAACCCGAGTGATGAGGCGCACGCAAACACGCTATCCCGTGGCGCAATGGACCCCGGAGGGGAAGACGATGGAATTTAAGCACGTTGATATCGAATGGAAAGCCGACGATGCCGGTGTGATTGAGGGCTACGGCTCTTTTTACGGTAATAAGGACCATGGCGGCGATATTGTCGTTGCTGGGGCCTTCGCTGACAGCCTAGCCACTGGCCGAAAGGTGAAGATGCTTTCGCAGCATGACCCATACTCAGTCATTGGCGTTTGGGAAGAAATGGCCGACGATGAAAAGGGTTTGCGCGTCAAAGGGCGGCTTCTCACAAGCATTCAGGCGGGCAAAGACGCTTACGAGCTGGTAAAAGCTGGTGCAATCGACGGCCTTTCTATCGGCTACCGCACGATTAAGACGAAAGCCAGCAATGGCGCGCGGCTAATCGAGAAAGCGGATCTCTGGGAGGTGTCCCTTGTGACTTTCCCCATGAATGAAATGACGCGCATTGATGCAGTTAAGGCTGCTGATATGTCGCGCCGTGACGTGGAGCGGCTGCTTACGCAGGACGCTGGGCTTGCCCGCTCTGTTGCCCGTCAGCTTATGGCTGGTGGGTTTGATGCAATCAATGCCAAGCAGGACGCTGGCGAAGACATCGAAGAACTTGCAGCGCTGTTGAAATCTCGCTGCGCTCTTTAACCTTTACCGGAGGTCCATAAAATGGAACTTAACGAACTGAAGTCCCTTATTACCGAGGGCAACAAGACAATCGAGGCGCTGCGCTCCGAAGTTGATGGTATGAAATCCGCTGACGTTTTGTCAGAGGAGAAAATCAAACGCATGGAATCTGACCTTGCGGAGAACATCAAGGCCAAGCAGGCGGCGGAATTGGCCCATAAGGCAATTGAGGAACGCATTGCAGAGGTCGAAACCAAGGCAGCACGCCCCGGCGGCCTGGGCAAGCAGGATCAAACGGACGAATATAAGGAAGCATTCCTTGAATTCATCCGCAACCCCGGCAACCCCGCGATGCAGTCAAAAATGTATGATCTGCAAACGAAAGCCGCTGATGTTCGCACATCTACAGCCGGTTCAGGTGGTTATGCGCTGCCCGAAATGATTGCCGCTGACATTGCCAAGCAGGTTCAAGACATTTCGCCAATTCGCCAGATTGCGCGCGTTGTCCAAGTCGGAACACCTGACTACAAAGAGCTGGTTGACCTGAACGGCTTCGGCACTGAATGGGTTGGTGAAACTTCCACACGCGCCACCACAGACACGCCGAACCTTGGCGAATGCGCACCTACCTTTGGCGAACTCGCAGCCAAGCCTGAAGCAACCCGCCATTCCCTTGAGGATCTGTTCTTTGATGTTGAGGGTTGGCTATCACGCTCTGCAATGGAGCAATTTGCGATTGCTGAAGGCACTGCCTTCGTTTCTGGCAACGGCACCAACAAACCAACCGGATTCCTCGCAGGAACTCCTGTGGCGACTGCTGACGCTACGCGCGCGTTCGGCACGCTTCAGTACATCCCAACGGGATCGGCTGCTGCGCTTGCGTCAAATCCGTTCACCACGTTCAACACAATCACTTACGGCCTGAAGGCTGGCTATCGCCCCAACGCTCGATTTGTGATGAACTCGCTGACGATGGCAGCCCTTGCCAACGTGCGCGACACAGACGGGCGCGCGTTGCTGAACTATTCGGCAGCTTTGGGCGTTCCTGACACTATCGGCGGCTTCCCCGTAACGGTTGCCGAGGACATGCCAAATGTTGGCGCAGACGCATTCCCTGTTGCGTTCGGTGATTTCCAGCGCGGCTACTTGATTGCGGATCGTGTCGGCATGGGTATCGTTCGCGATGAAGTCACAAAGCCCGGGTATATTCGCTATATCATGTTCAAGCGTGTCGGCGGCAAGCTCAAAGACACAAACGCGATCAAGCTTCTGAAAGTCGCAGCATCTTAATCAAAACGGGGCGGGCTGTAATGGCCCGCCTTGCCACATAGGAGGTTTGAGAATGGCAAAGCTAACGAAACGAATTTACGCAGTAAGCCCCGGCGATGTATATCCAGACTGGATTGAAGAAGGCACAGAGGTTTCTGGGCGTCTGGAAGAAATCGCGAAAGATCTTGGCGCGGTGTCTGGTAAAAAGTCGCTCAAAGGCGCACCGGAGAATAAATAATGTTTTCAACGCTTGTCACAGCGCCTATTGCGTCCGTGTTTACCGTGGCAGAAGCCAAGGAACAATCGCGCATTGATACCAGCGCAGACGATTCACGTGTGCAGGCGTTCATAGATCGTGCAACAGCGTACTTTGATGCCCGTGATGGTGTGACGGGTGAAGCGCTTATTTCGCAGACGTGGCGTCTTACGCTGGCATCCGGGGAATTCAAGAGCGGCATTGCGCTGCCTATTGGACCCGCCCAGTCCATAACCAGCATTGAATGCTATATTGACGGCACATTAACTGCGCTTGGCACAGAGAATTACCGCCTGACAGATGGCAAGGTGTATTTGACTGAGACTGGTTCAATGCCCAGCGTAGACGCGCGCGAAGATGCTGTTCAGATCACATACGTTGCTGGATATGGCGATGCGGGGTCTGATGTCCCCGAAACTACGCGAAACGGAATCGCTCTGCTGACGGCTTACCTTTACGACCATAGAGACGCTTCTGAAGATAGCGGAGACGCGCCGAATTTCGCATTCTCTGCAATGTTGGCGGCGTCCAGATCTGCGCGCGGTATGTTCTAATGCGCGCGGGCAACCTTGATCGGCGCATATCGTTCGAGCGGTTCACGCTGGTTGATGATGGCTTGCAGTCTGTCGAGACATGGGCCGCGCATGGTGACGGCGTTTGGGCGTCTAAGCAGGACGTCAGCGATGGGGAGAAGGTGCAGGCGGGCGGCGTTTCTGCCGTTCTAACGGCGCGTTTCCAAGTTCGTTCCTCCGAGTTCACACGCGGAATTACTGCTAAGGACAGGCTTGTCTATAACGGGTCTTCTTTTGACATCTTCGGCATCAAAGAAGTAGGCCGCAATTACATGCTTGAGATTACGGCGGGGGCTGTTTCCGATGCCTAGTGATTCAGTCACGTTCGACGTGCAAGGTTTTGCAGAACTGGAAGCCGCACTTGATAACCTGTCGAAGGCGGCTGGCAAGGGTGTGTTGCGAAGATCGTTGAAGAAGGCAGCGCAACCCACTGCTGATCTGGCTGCCTCTATGGCACCAAAGAAAACTGGGAACTTATCTAAGTCAATAATTGTCGGGGCAAAGCTGGATGGACGGCAGGCGCGAATGCATAAAAAAATGTTTCGTGACGACAAGTCTGCGGTGACTCTATTCGTTGGCCCGTCATATTTGCTGGGGGACAAGGGCAGGCATGGGCATTTAGTTGAATTTGGCACCGCCCCGCATATCAACGGGGGTGTATTTGCTGGAACTCAAAACCCCGGTACAGCAGCGCGGCCATTTATGCGGCCCGCATGGGAACAAGACAAGCGCGCTATGTTAGACCGTCTATCTGATACGCTATGGTCAGAATTGGAAAAATCTGTTAAACGTGCGGAACGCAAGGCCGCAAGACAAGCAGGAGGGTAGCGCGTGGAAGAAGAACTTCGCACATTGCTGCGCTCAACATCTTCGGTTACATCTATTGTCGGGCAGCGCATCGAATGGGTTGCTCAACCGCAGGGGGCCGCGCTTCCAGCTATTGTATTGAACACGGTTTCCGGCTTTGATGGGATACATATGAACGGCACTGGCCCATACGAGGGCCGTGTTCAGGCGGATTGTTACGGGCTGACGTACACAACCGCAAAAACAGCTTCACGCGCTGTAATTGAAGCCCTAAACGCATATCGCGGCGGCGGGTTTCTATTTATCCAGCACGTATCGACAAGGGACAGCCGTGAAGGCAGCAGCAACGAGGCGGAGCGTCCATACAGGGCCAGCCTAGACTTTAACATCACATGGAGGCCTGAATAATGGCACAAAAAGAATTCGCTGGCGAAATCGCCTATGATTGGGAACTCTGGATCGGTCGCACCGTTGCAGAAACCACCACGTTTACGCAGATCTTTGGCCTTGAGAGCCTGCCTTTCCCTGAGCAGGTACCCGAAGACCAAGACGTGACACACATGCAGTCACCTGGCCGCACACGCGAAACAACGCCGGGGCTTTTGCCTGTTGCTGATTGGTCGCAGGATATCCAAATCTGGCCGGGCGATGCGTGTGACACACTTCTTGAAGCGCTGGCGGCTTTGACCGCATCGGGCGAAAAAGAGGACGTGCTGATTGAATTCAACATCGACCCTGCCGGGACTAAAGCACGCCGCACATATCGCGGTTATGTCAACAGCTACACACCGACCGGCACAGTTGGCGAAAAAGCAATGGCAACACTTGCTGTGAAGATTCTTGACCGTCAAGACACTGACGCGCGGGTTATTGCATAATGGCTGACGTTCGGGGCAGTTTGAAAGTCACGGCGAGCGGCGAGGAATATACGCTGTTCGTCGGGATGAGCGTTCTTGCAGGTCTGCAAGCAAAGCACGGGCAAGACGTTCTTGAGAGGCTGGACGCACCAGAGGGCGCGGGCGCTGGCTGGATGCCTGATTTATCCATTGTAACGGATCTGTTCTTGGGTGCTTTAGAGCGCTATCACCCAGACGCAGACCGTTGGCTGGTAGATGATATCATCGCAGAGAATGGCGAGGCACTGACCGAGTTGATGCAGGCCAGCTTCCCAGACCCGGAGGCGCAAGCGGGAAACGTCAAAGGCCGCAAGAAGGCAGCGGCCTAGATTTATCTGGCCTTCTTAAGAATTACATCGCGGCGGGTTTCGATCCGGCGCGGTTCTGGGACATAACCCCGCGCCTGTTCTCTATCGAAATGGAAGGCGCGGAACTTAGGTCACAAGAAAGACGGGCAGAAGTATGGTATACTGCTATGATGCAACGACTGAAGGAACCGCCAAGCCTTCAGGAATTTGTGGGCGGCAAGCGCGATAAAGCTGCTGAACTGGCCCGCTGTATTTCGGCATGGGATAGGGTTGATCGAGCCTTGGCCCGCAATAACTAAACCGGAGTAGGTTCAAATATGTCCAGCGTCATAGGTAGCCTTCGCGTAAATCTGGGGCTTGATAGCGCCAAGTTTGAGAGCGGTGCGCGGCGGGTCAAGTCGCCACTCGCTGCGATGAAAAAACAATTCATTGCTGTGACTGCGGTTGCTGCATCGGTCGGCGCTGCAATCTCTGCGATGGCGCTAAAGGGCGCGAATGATATCGACGTTGCGGCGAAGTCGGCGCGGCGGCTTGGTACGTCAATCGGTGGGTTCCGTGCGCTGGAAATGGCGGCGGGCGAGGCCGGTGTAAGCCTCTCGGCCCTGACAAACGATGTGCAGACGATGGACCGCGAGATTGCGCGGGGCAGCAAGAACGCAACGAGCGCGCTTGACCGTCTGGGGTTATCTGCGAAAGACCTTGAAGGTCTAGAGGCTGATCAAAAGATTGCGTTGATTGCGGACAAGGTACAGGCGCTGGGCTTAACATCTGGGCAGGCGTCTGCGCTGCTGCAAGACTTGGGCGTTAGAAACCGCGAAATGGTGCTGGCCGTTCTGTCCGGTGGCGATGCTTTCCGGCAGGCGCGAAAGGATGCCGAAGATTACGGGCTGGCAATCAGCAAGACGGACAGCGATGCTATTGAGCAGGCCAATGACCGCATAGGGCGTCTGGGCTTGATAGGCCAATATGCATCGCAACAGCTTGCCATTGCTCTTGTCCCTGCCATGGGCGCGCTTGCACAGGCGATGACTGACAGTCTGCGTGAAGGCGGGCTATTGCGCACGCTGATCGACGGTCTTGTTGATAACGTGCAAACGCTTGCAGGTTCGGTTGCGGTTCTGGTCGGCTTCCTTGGCGTTAAGCTGGTCGCTGCAATGGCCGTCGCGGCGGGGGCTACTGGTGTGCTTTCGGGGGCGCTAATTCTTCTACGTAAAGCGATATTCGCAACCGGTTTCGGCGCGCTAATTATCGGCGCGGGGTATCTGGTAGGCAAGTTTGCGGATCTGGTGCAGGCGGCTGGCGGCTTCGGTGTAGCGATGGGGTTGCTTGGCGATGTGGCTGCGGCGGTTTGGACCGGAATCATCGGCTCCGCTTCGGCTATTCCGCCTGCGTTGGATGGTGTCTGGCAGCGCATGAAGGGCGGGTTCATCCTTGCTCTGGCTGGTATGGCCGACAAGATGTTCCAATTTCTGAATAGCATCGCCGGGGCTGTTGCCGAAGTGCCGGGCATGGATGCATTGAGTGGGTCCATACTTGGCGCGGCTGTTGCGGCTGGTGAAGCTGCCAGTGACTTGGGGTCTGCGGGGCGGGCGGCAAATGCGGCTGCGGCTGATTCATTCTCCGGTGCAGCGTCAAAGATCAAATCAGCCTTCGGTCCAGCGCGGGAGGCGATCTCCGCAATTAAGGACGTGATGGTTGAGGCAGGGAATGCCACTGACAATACAAAAGATGAAGTCTTAGATTTAAGCAACGCGCTGGATGAAGTCGGCGGTAGTGGCGGCGGCAGCAGTGGTGGTGGCGCTGCGGGCGTTGATAAGATCAAGACGAAAACCGAAGAGCTGAAAGACACCGCGAATGAAATGAAGGACACCTTCAAAAGCGCCTTCAAAAGCTTGGCAACAGGCGCGAAGAGCTTTGGCGAAGTGGTCAAAGACGTTCTGAACAAGATTGCAGACAGATTGCTTGACAGCGCATTTGAAAACCTCTGGGGCGGCGTAACGTCTGGCGGCTCGGGCGGTGGGTTCCTTGGCGGCCTGATTGGTTCAATCTTTCCTAGCGCAAAGGGCAATGTCTTTTCAAACGGTTCTGCGCTGAAGGCATACGCCAAGGGCGGCATTGTGGATGGTGCAACAACATTCCCGATGCGGGGCAACCAGACCGGATTGATGGGTGAGGCTGGGCCAGAGGCAATTGTCCCACTGTCACGCGGCCCCGGTGGCAAGCTTGGCATCCAATCTAACGGCGGCAGCAGTGCTGTTGAGGTTGTCGGGGGGGATTTGACGCTATCCGACAACGGCAGTATCATGGCGCAATTCCAAGTTATGTCGCAGCAAAACGTGTCCAAGTCTGTTAGCGCTTCGCAGAAATCATTTAGAAATAGTAAATCGGGGTGGTCGCCATGACAGATGTAATTGCTTGGCCTCCTTTCCAGCTTACAGGCTGGGAATTGTCCGAGATTTACCCGCAGTCGCGTTCGGTTGGATTGGTCGAAGGTCGCGCCAGAACCTCTTCGGCGCAGAGGTATCGGCGTGTCGCAACGGCTAATGTCGCAGGCATCGGAACGGGCCATGATGGTGCCGGATATGTGCGGATGCTTAACCGCATGTGGAAGGGCGCTCCGCAACTCGTGCGGGTACAGTGCTTGTCTTCGCTCTGGTACTTAGCAGGGGCAGGGCTGGATCTGAAAAACAATGTTCTGGAATGGAGCGATGACGGCGTGGAATTACTATGGACTGCTGAAACGTCCAGCCTGTTGTGGGTTGATGGTGATTACCCTCTTGCAGGTGACCCCGTAACGGACGAGGGCTGGTATGGCTTAGACGTTGTTGGCCTGCCTGCTAATCGCACCATAGCGCGACCGTCTGAGCTTATCAGCGTAACGGATGGAACCACGGTTGAAACTGCGTTCATTTTAAACACAGTGCAATCAGATGCGACCGGTGCGGCGACCATCCGAACAGATAAGCCAGAAGCGTTCACCCTGTCCGGTTCGGTTAGCATAGGTGATAGGGAAGATATCGTTTTCGAGGCTGTGAGCGTTCCGCGTGCTGTGCAGGGTCTGTCCGGTTCGTTTGGGTTTCAATGGGATTTCCGCGAGGTGTTCGAGGATGAATACGCGGATGGCTTCACGGACGTTGACCCGTGGGGTTGACGCGGGGCGCTTCGGCGGGCCTTATCGCTGACCTTTCCATTCACTTTTCCCCAGTGCTTTTGATCTATGCTGATTGGCCTGGCGAAGAAATACGCATTCACAGCGGCGCGGGTGATCTATCATGGGGTGGCGAAACATGGAGCGGCGCTGGCAAATTGGTTCAGTTCCGCGCGCCGTTCGAAAGCGGCGGGCTGGCTACCTCTGAGGCATCGGTGCAGGTTGCTGCTACGGTAGAGGATATGTTAGCGGAGCGCGGCAAGGTTATCCGCAACCGCAGCATTATCGTTTATATAGCAACCACAACAGAACCCGGCGGCAACATCCTGAAGGCCGACCCCGTTGAACTGTTCTCTGGATACTTCGACAGTCGCACAGGTTCGCTATCAAGGTCCGGCGATGACCTGTCGCACGATATGGTTCTAGGCATTGGGGTTGGCCCATCGGCGCGGGCGTCTGCATCCGTAACGCACAACTATGAGGACCAGATTGCGGCCTATCCCGGCGATACCGCAGGGCGACACGTTCAGACGGCGAACCGGCTCAGGTTCAATCCGCAGACATGGCCGGAGTAACCCCACAGGACGCATTCGGCGCAGCGTTCGCCACTATGCGCAAGCCGTTCAAGTGGGGCCTGCGTAGCGATTGTACAGCGGCCTGTGAGGCGTTTAGGGCGCTTCATGGTGTTGAGCCTATCGGGCAGTATGAAGAACACTACACCACGGCGCTGGGCGCGGCGCGCAAGATCAAGAAGTATGGTAGCTATCTATCATGGTGCAAACTGGCTTTTGATCTGGTAGAAACAAAGCAACCAAGGGCGGGCGACATTGCCCTAATCCACAGCGATGGTGCATTCGGCGCGGCTTTGGCTCTATGTATTAACCCCGGCGAATTTGCCACCAAGACGGAGCGCGGAATGATTATCACGACCGCTAAAATACAAGGGGCTTGGACATGCCATTCCTAGCGGCTGCGGCTTCGGCTTTATACGGGGCGGCAACGTCTGCGATTGTTCTTGGCGCTAATGCTCTGACCGCAATTGGCATCGGGGGCAGTACCGCGTGGGCCATATCTTCGGCGGCGGTACAGTTCGGGGCGTCATTCCTGATTAATAGTGCGGCTTCGGCGGTATTCGGTAAGAAACCATCGGCGCAAGATGTTGCGGCTGAGCTTGCACGGCAAAGCACGGCACCATCACAGCGCTTTGTCTATGGCGAGTGCAGGGCGACAGCCACACCGGCAGGAATTCCGGTAAAGGGTGAGTATATTTATGGTGCGTGGATACTAAATTCACGGGTTTCCGACTTGCCGAACTTCACCCTGTATCTGGATAAGCGCGAGGTTGTTCTGACCGGCGATGCATACGACCTGACCGGCGCGGGCGCGACAGCCACAGACGATCCATTCTCAGGCCACTGCACCGCATGGATTAGCCGTGGCGACCACACCGCCCCGCCTACCACGTTCACGACTGAGGCCCCTTGGGTTGACGGCGTGCGGGATGATCTATGGAAAGCCACGGATGCGTGGGAAGGCAGAACCGTGATCTGGCTGAAACTCAAAGCGGGCGGCTCTGGTGAGCGTTCCGAGCGCTGGCCCTCTACGCCTCCATTGGTCGAGGTTGAAGGCAAGTGGTCACTCATTTGCGACCCGCGCAATGTTGCGCACGATCAAGATGATCCAGACACATGGGAATGGACCGACAACCATGCTTTGTGTGTCCGGGATGCTCTTATGCAGAACCCCGTTCGGCAATACCGCGCTGCACAAATCCATGCGTCTTTTGACGAAGACGGGCCGGATGCCTGCGACGAAACTGTTGCGCTTGATTCAGGCGGTAGCGAAGCGCGGTATACCTGCGCTGGAACCGTGGTCTGGACGGATGGCGAGGTTGAAGACCAGCTAAACCCGATGATGATTAGCGGCGCGGCTGACTTCATTCGCATAGGTGGCAAGCTTGGATATGCGGCGGGGGTCTACCGCGCACCGACCGAAACCATGACATACTTCCTTGGCGACAGCTTCGAATTCCCAGACATGATTGCAGGCGCGGATCTAGTGAACCGCCTACGTGTGACGTACCTATCAGCGGCGCGGGGTTATGAGACTGCGGAACTGACACCGTGGGACATCCCGGGCGCTCTGGCGGAAGACGGCGGCGTGCCTGCGGTCAAGACAATGGATCTGCCATTCTGCCCCTCTGCGACACAGGCCATGCGCGTTCGCAAGATTACGGGGTTGCGGCTTCGTCGGCAGGAAAGCATTCAGGGCGGAACGCTACCGCCAGAGGCGTTCAACCTTGTCGGTGGGGCAACGGTCAATATCGCGCTACCTGCCCCATATGACGCGCTTGATGGCGTCTATGAGGTTTCCGGCATCCATCCCGGCTTGGACCCTATCGGTGAAAGCGGGGAAGTCGCTATGCGGATGCCAGCGGCGCTGATTAAGCACAGCTCGGATATCTACGCCTGGACACCTGCGACAGACGAAGAAGCCGTATACAATGAGGAATACGACAGCACACGCTCAGGCGTAGGGTTGCCGGGGGCTTTGAGCGTAGAGAGCGGCGGCAGTATCGACCTAAACACAGGTGGCACGATTGTCCCGCGCTTCTTGTTTAAGTTTGATCCTCCCAGCACGGACGCAGACTATTTTGAATGGCAGTGGCGTCTGGATGGCGACGAATACCAGACCGGCGGCACGATTGACGCGGAAAACGTGGGCGGTGACGGCAAGATGTTCTTCTATCTGCCGGTTGCGTCTATCTCCGAAGGCCACGACGTGCGCGTCCGCACATTCGCGTCTGCTGGTCGCAGCGGATTCGTTGATCTTACGGGCGCAATCTACAACTTTGAATTAAGCGGGGTTTCTGGATCGGGCGGCTATGGTAGTGCGACGATAACAGGCACGGGCAGCGCAAGCGATGCTTTCAACGGCGTGAAGCTGTACTACGGTGCGGTTGGGTCTGATTTCAGCCTAGCAACACCGGACGCGGGCGGCGTTTCTCCTGTTGCACCCGGCGCGGCGTTCTCTGTTGTGGCTGGTAGTCCTGCGGTCAACATGTTCGAGAGTTCGGATTTCTCAGCCAGCACAGGTTGGGTGCTTGGAACGGGCTGGAGCATTGGCTCAGGCGTTGCAACGCATACGGGTTCAGC